GAAAAACTTATTTCATTACTTCTTCTGCTACCCCTATTACTGTATGCTAAAATTGTAACGCTATTTTCACCTTTTTTAAAAGTTGTATATTTTTTAATGGCATAATCAGGAATTAATTCTCCTCTGTCATCTCTATACCAACCTTCTCTTTCTTTTCTTACTTTAGAAGTTTCAACATTATCAGAGTAAGGAGTTAAACGGTCAATTATTTCTTCATTTGCAAGATTTAATTCTTTGAATATTGGATATTTGTTAATGTGCATTTCCACATCCATTAAACATCTTGGATTTAATACAATGAGTTGGGTTTCGGTTTTACCGTAAATGACAGCAATATCATCAAAAATAGCATCATAGCCTGCATTAAAGAAAAAACGATTAAATGCTCCTGCCTTTTTATTAGGTCCATCGGTCATACGAAAAACTCTTTGAAGAGAATTATATAAATCATCAATTTCGATAAACTTTTCAACTCCTGCCAAATCTGCCAAACGAGTCATTTCCTCTCTTGTTACTTTTGATAAATCTAAAACTCTTGCATCAGGCTTTAATTTTGCAGTGAATTTATAGTTTTTGGAAGTGTAAGAGCTTACAGGTTTAAATTCTTTTGGAAAGAAATAAAGACCTGTGGGATCAGAGTGAAATGCATTTGGTCTAAATGATAGATATGGAGAGTCTGTATAATGAACCCATTCACCGCTCCAATTTTCTAAACTCTCAAGGTATAAATTATAATATTCTTTAAAACGCATTTTAACTATTTAATCTTGAAATTACAACTCCTAAATGAGGAATCAATCTGCGCAATCCAAAGTGTAAGTTTCTTGGAAATTCATCGGATGAAAACCATTGTGCATCTTCGTTTTCCCAATCTAATCTTGGAGTAAATTCTTCGTCTACAACTCCTAAAAAATTAAAAAAATGAAAACTTCCACTTTTGAATGTATCAAAATGAATTAAATTTATAGGTCCGCTATAATCTGTTTCTTCTGTTAATTCTCTTAATGCTGCGGCTTTAGGATCAATATCTCCTTCTATTTTTCCGCCAAAAGTTCCCCATGTACCGGGTTCATTAACAAGATTAGAGCGTAATCCTAAAAGAAATCGGTTAGTTTTTTGACAATAAACTAAAACTCCTGCACCTTTGTTTCCAAAAAACATGGGGTTTTCACCACTACCCAAATGATATTCACCATTTTGAGAACGTATTTCGTCCTCAATGGATTCTAGTTTTAATCTGTAAAATTTTTTAAATGTCATATTTAATCCTCCCATTGTTCTGAATATTCATCATAATCCATTGTTGGATCATAAAAATTAAATTCTTCTAATTTTTCCAACACCTCTCTCATGTCATTTAAATCGTAAACATTAATCATATTTTCTGTTGTTAAATATGATTCGGTATCCATTATATCAAATTCTCCGTTTCTGTAGCCCATCTCATCTATAAATGATGCAGGAATTCTTCCTCTATAAGAAAATGTTCCTGTTGCTCTTGTAAAATCTGTTTTTGGAGACATTTTTTTGACGATACTTCCTTTTACAACTTCGAGGTGATTGTGTGGGTACAATGATCTTATCTGTTTATAAGACGGTTCTTTATCTAATTCGCCAAAAGAAACTGCTACGTCATAATCTAATGCGATTAATCTCGGATCGGGTATTTTGAAACGAAATATTATTGGAAGAGATTTTTGTTTGTTTGCTGCATTATTAGCATGAAATATCGCATCAATTTTACGTGTTGTAAGAAACACTCTATCATAAAATTTAAACTTCCAATTTTCAATGTCATTGTCGGGTCTAAGACCAAATTTAATTATTTTTAATGCTGCGGAAACAGTTGTTCCGTGATATGCAAATTGTGGATAATGTGGTATTTCTTTATCAACATAAGTTACATCTGTACTTTCTTCGTCTCCACTGGTATCTACATAAAGAGAAAGACCAAGAATCTTCATAATCTTTCTTATTAGTGGTGAATCTGGACCATATGTAAATGAGCTTTTAAAATACGGATGTAGCTCCTCCTTTCCTTGAACTGTTCCAACAAAAATATCAGGTCTATCGTTTTCGATATATTCTATTATGCCGAAGATATTGTCTATTTTTTCATCAAATTTTAAATCTTCGCATAATTTTTTATACGTTTCCTCATCTTCCTCATCAGATATTCTCCAAATGCCATCTTTCCATGCTATAATGTATTTTCCATCACTATTATTGTGACGGAAAATCATTTCAGAAACTAAACTATAATACTTTGAAAACTTCATAAAGTTATTTATGGATTATTTCGTATCCTTTGATTGCGCTCAAATCCCAAATACAACCGCTTGCCAAATCCCACATATTGTACCAAAGATGAGTACGTCGAAATTCTGGAAAGTATGGAATTATTTCAATTCCTTTATATTCATTTGATACACGTTTCCAGTCTATAGCGGGTCCAAACTTTCTTTTTACAAGATAGGTGTCGTGAAAATCTTGGAATTTTCTTTGAGTATCAATTTTTAAAACATTTGAATAATTTATGTTTAGTGAGGCGATGTAGTGATAATCTTCAAATCTTTCTTGTTCAAATCTTTTCATATACTCTGCCCATGCACCGCCTTGCGCATACCAAAATCCTTTTGGTTTATCAAATGTAAAAGATTCGGGATTTTGTTCATATTTTGTAGATTTTATTATAACTGGACCGTCTAAAAATGCTATTTTTTCTTTCGGGTGATTACTTAAAATAGTTAAGATACTTTCTACGCTTTCATCAGAACTATCAAAATCTTCTTTTACTACATCGTATAATTGTTGAAATTTCATACTTTTATTTATTACAATAAATACATGTATGACACAACAATTCGACAGTATAGTTGAACAATTATTAGAAAACATTCTCTCTGAAAATTATGCAGTTTTAGCAAGACCGCCAAGTAAGATTGTTGTAATTCCTAATTCTGATGCAGAGAAAATTTTAGCAAAAAATAGACCGGGAAGATTTGATCCTGCTGATGCATTACGAATGGCTATAAGAGATTGGGATACCTACAAAACCCAAAGAATTTACGAAAAAGATACATATCAAGGCTATACCAGAAGAAAAGGCGTTCGGTCTGATGTTATTCTTAAATTAAGAGGTAGAACAGCCCCAAGAGCACTCGGATTTATTGAAAACGATACATTCTATGTTAATTGGGTAGGAACTCATGAAGAAGCTAATAAAATTATAAATTAATCCAAGAGATTTTTGGTTAAAATATAATTAAACATTTCTTCAACAACGCCATTGTCTGCGTACCAGTCTTCATTAGAAGATAAAGATGGATTTAGTAAGTTTCGTTCGTCTTTATAATTAACAACACTTTGAACTGGATTGTTTTGAGGAGTTGAATCCCATTTGAAAAAGCAGTAGTTTGTTATTCCGTTGGTGTAGAATGGTTCAGCAGAAAGAGTCTGTAGTGAATAAACACTTGAATTCTGAGCCTGAACATTGTAAAAATTGTATAATTCGCCTCCAGCTTCTCTGTAAAGAATTGTTTCTCCTGCTGATATATAGTCTGTTAATGTTATTTGAGAGCCAATGTTGCTTCTTTTATCAAATTTACAAATTGTACAAATGTTACTACCTGCACAACCATTACAAGCAACAAAATTTGTATTACATACACATCTACTTCCGATTAATTTTTGAAGAGGAATTGTAGCGAAATTAAAAATTCTTTTTAACTCCTCTGGCATTTGAAGACCAAAATCTTCTATTCCAGAATCAAGCATTTTTGATTTGTTTATTAGTGCATCATATGTGCAAACATCAACATCACTATGATCTTTTACAAAATTAGAAATTTTGTCATATGCAACACCTAAAGAATCACCTTCACCAGCAATTGCAGAGAGATAAGCGTTAAAATTCTGATACTGTTCTAAGTCAAATGGAAGAGCAGTTTTCAAAACTTCATAAACATTATAATCTTCACCTTTTCTATAAAAAGCGTGACGATTTTCAAATGCTAGGATGTCAAATTTATCTGAAACTCCACTTAAAACATAAGTGTTTCCATCATAAGAGAAGGTTCCACTTGCAGAAAGCGTAACTCCTTGTGGTGTATAGCGTGTTTTATAAAACTCCAACTTATCATAATTGTTTTCACAAGCGTCCAAGTTATTAGTTACTGTGATGGGAGGTAATGAAGAACCGGGATAGTAAAAAGATGATAGTATATAACCTCCTGTTGGAAAACAGTTTTCATCTTTGAGATTTATTGAGGCTACATTATATTGAAATGCGCTCGTTTCTAATCCAACACAATCTGCACGGAAATTTATTCCTGTTATGTTACCAGAAAGATAATGTAAAATGTTTGTACAAGAATTTTGTGAACTACCAACACTTATAACATACGGAATATCTTTATCAGCCCATTGTATTTCGTTGAGAGGATTAATACCATCAGATGTGATATACAAAGTATCAGGAGTTACAGCACAAATCGAATGTGAGAATGCAGAATAAACGCGAGAATTGATTGGAATGTCTCCTTCTTTCTTTACCACTGTAAAGAATAAAACAGGATTACCGGGCATGTCGTCTAAAAATTCAACAGCAGATGATGAGGAGTATCCCAATAAATTTGTTCCCGAATAAACAGGCGTTCCAACCAATTCTATTTCAGAAACAGGATTTCCATTTACTCGGAATTCCCATTCAGGATTTAAATGGCTCCAAAAGTTTCTTTCGGAAATATACGGAGAGGATTGACTTCCACTAGCATAAAGAATAACAGTATTTCTCTCATTAACAGATGATAAATTTATTGTAAATGAGAAAGGACATGAAACTATTGACGAAATTGCATTTCTTTCAACAGAAATTTTGTCTTTGAAAAACTCTCCATCGTATACACTAAGAGAAAATGCTGATGTTGAACCGCAACTTCCACCATAAGAGTTGAAAAGTCTAATAGAAGAGAAAACGTGTGATGCAGTAGACCCGTAATCGAAATTTCCATCACCCCAATTAACAAAAGCATCTTCTGCTGTTGGAGAAACTACAAAGCTAAATGTAGTGACATTCTTATAACCGGATAATGGAGTGATTTGAATCATTTTTAGTTATTTATAAAAGTAAATGTGCCATTTCTATCAAGAGTAGAATTTAATAAAAGAAGTTTATTTTCAAAATTAATAAGTCGTAAAATCATAGAAATATAATATGAATTTTGATCTTCGTTTGTAGCTACGAATATTTTTTCAACTTTGGCTCTTGGTTCATATAATGCCATTCCTTTTTCAATTTGTTCTCCTAGAAGCTGTCCTCTTAATGTAGAGATGTTCTGACCAATGTAACTTTTTAAATTTATATCAAAATTTGTAAGGTATCTTTTTTGAAACAGAATATTACGAATGGAATTTTTAACAGCTTCGGAATCCAAACTAACCACTACATCAATTCCACTGGCTATATCGTTATTTTTACGATTTCCAGATATTTGCTTTTGTTGAAAATTTAAATCCAAATCTGAAAAGACATAATTTCTTCCCGCACTTTTGCTTGTCAAATTTGTAACATTAATCATAAAATCTATTTATCCTGACAGAAAAATAAGTAAATATAACTATGAATAGTAAAACCCAAGAACTTTTAGAAAAATACAATCCAGAGGAACTTTTTCAGCCTGTATTAGAACATTACAACCCAACTTCCATTCGTGGAGGCAGTTTTGTAGTCATTTGTCCTAAAGCTATTAAAAATCCTGACATTAAAAGAGAATTAATTATGAAGAGAGGCGAACCTTTCTATAATCAGTTGGTTCTTATGTCAAAAAATGAAACAGTTTTTTACGTTTCCGCTCTTAAAATCGTAAAACCTACTTCTGCATATATTTCTGAAACCGCTCCTAATAACTTTGAGGAAGCTGACCTTGTTTCTCATAAGGTTCCCGGTCTTTACTATGCTCCTATCACTGTTCCTACAAGCATTTTAACAATGACTGTTGAACCAATGTATGTGATGCAGCAACCAATTGATCCTTCTATTGTTCAGCAAAATAAAATCGTTAAAGACGAAAAGTTAGAAAACGAATATAATAAAGGTGAACAACCAAAAGGAACAAGAACAAAAGGCGGAAATAACTAATGAATTTTAGTAGCTTCTACAAACTATTTTTTGAAAATAGAGAATTAGTCGGTCCTGTTTATCATGGTGGTAAATGGGATGGCTTTTCTCCTATAAAAATGGGAAGAGGAGCTTTAGGAACAGGTGCCTATTTCACACCAAATAAAGAACTTGCATGGAGATATGCAACTGAGTCAGGTGCCAGTGTAGCGGAGGTTTATTTGGACGTTAAAAATCCGATAAAAATAAATTCGTATCATGATACCCGTGTTCATCCTTGTGTTCAAGCATTAGAAATTCTAGGACTGTCAAAAGAAAAAGCAATGCAATTAGTTGAACGAGTTGAAGAGAATAAAGGATATTTAGGAAAGGAAATAAGTTCCCGTGCTATACCTCAAGGTTATGATGGCATTTTTTATTATAACAATAACACCCTAAGAGAAATAGTAATCTGGAATTCTGACAAAGTTATAAATAAATTGTAAACTAAATAGTATTATGAACGATTTTCCAGTACCAAAAGACGCATATGTAGCATTTGACGGTTTAACTATCAAAGAAAAAATAAAAGATAGATTAGACCAGACTGGAATTTTCACAGACCAAAACTATGAAGGGTCAAACTTAGCAGCAATCAATGATTCTATTGCCATGAGTTTCTCTCTTCTTCTTTACTATCTCAACCAAAACTCTGTAAACGGTCAATTCTCTGAAACAACCGTTTATGAAAACATGAACAGAATTGTTAAAGAGCTTAATTACAATCCAATTGGTTATCAAACAGCAAGTGTTTCATTTTCAATGTCTGCTAATAACTTGGATGCAGGATTTTATACAATTCCAAGATATTCTAACATCACCGTTGGTGGAATAAACTATAGTTTACGCAGTGATTTATCTTTTACAAAGGCTTCAAATGGAACGCTTGAGAAAATAAATGGAATTGAAAATGATTCAGTTCTTTATCAAGGTACTTTTACAGAATTTCCAATTTTCACTCCTGCTGGAACTCCAAACGAGATTGTTTACCTAACTGTAGATGACACGCTTTTTGTTGATAACTTTACAATTGATGTTTACGTTCAAACCGATAATGTTTGGGAGAAATGGGATAAGACACAATCTCTATATTTGAATAATTCAGAAGATAAAAGTTATGAATTGCGCTTCAATGAAAACAAAGTATATGAAATTAAATTTGGTGACGGTATCAATGGTAAACAATTAAATTCTAGTAACCGTGTTTTAATTTACTATCTTGTATCAAATGGTAGCAATGGTGAAATAGGTAGTGGAGGATTAACCGGACGTAAAATGATTCAACTTGTTTCTAGTAATTTACAGCCAATTTTAAATCAAGAGAATGTAACATACTTAACAAACGCTCAAATACAGTTTTTGAGCTTTGACAACAAGTTCCCGAGCACATATTTCACAGAGCCAGAAAGCATTTCATCTATAAGAAAGAATGCACCGGGTGTTTTCCGTTCTCAATTCAACGTTTCAACTAAAAAAGCATACGAAACTTTTGTGAAAAGTAACTTTTCCAACATCGTTCAGGATGTGGTAGTTATGAACAATCCAGAATATCTTGATTCATACTTAAAATATTACTACAATATTGGTTTAACAAAGCCCCAATTTGAAAGCCGAGCACTTTATAATCAAGTTAACTTCTCTGATTCATGTGCTTTCAATAATGTTTATCTTTTCTGTGTTCCGAAAACTATTCAAAACGCTCTTTCTTACCTCACTCCATCACAGAAAATACTTATAATTGATACAATTCGTGATGAGCAGGTATTAACTTCTGAAACTATTGTTGCGGACCCTGTTTATATTGCATTTGACATTTGTGTTCAGAGCGAAAATACAATAACTAAAACTGATATTAACGATTCTGAGTTATACATTATAAAAGACGCCAATAATCGTAGAAGCGATTCTAGTATAAAGAATGACATTCAGAATGCGATTGTTGATTTCTTCTCTGTAACCAAAAACACGCTTGGTCAGTCAATAAACATGCAACAATTAAACACCACACTTTTAGATATTGATGGCGTAAACCAAGTTTATACTCGTAATAAAGTTACAAACAGCTTATTAGAGGGTGTATCAATGGTTTATTGGAATCCTGTGTATTTTGATGTTACAGTTTCACAAACACCAACCACATTAAAGCTCGAAAATTTCCAATTTCCGTTCCTAAACAATAAATCCTTTGTAGACAGAATAACTATTGGGTAAATATTAGAATGCCTTCAATCATTTTAAATAACGTTTCTGAGCCTCGTAATATTTCTCCAGAAAATCAGAGTGTTCCTATGTCATTCTTAGAATGGAACAATCGTCACGTTGGAATAGCATTCTCAGAGGCAGAAATTCAATATCGTAATTATCTTCAATCTTTTTACAAAACAACAGAAAGGGTTAACGAAGAAAAAGCAAACAAATTAAAAAATGATTACATTGATTTAATCAAGCGTCTTGCAATTATTTTTGAAAACGACGAGGAATTCCAGCGTTATAAGAATATTGACGTAACATCAAGCACAGACTTGAGTATCGCAATTCCTGCGTATGCTCGAAAACTCAAAGATATTGCACTTTTCTACAATAAAAAGCGTCAAGAACTCAAAGATAAGAAACTTGAATATAATCTTGTAGGCTCTTATGATGGTTTGGAGAAAATTCTTTACTCAAACCTTGTTTCCAAATTTACAAAAAATCAAAGAACAAATTTTGTTTACGAAAATCCACTTGTAAGTTCGTCACCAGAGTTTTCAGCAATTAAAGATGATTTTTCTATTGAGATTGTTGAATTATATGATACAAATGATTACTTTAATGATACAGAAAGCATTAATCCGTTCACTTGTATTTTTAATAACCTTTGCTTTAGCTTATTCACAACTCCAACATCTGCAAAAGCAGACCCATTAGAAAATAATTATCTTTGTGATCCTTCTAACGAAACTGTAGATGGTCTTTTACAACAAGCATACGACACATACCTATCAACAAATGTAGGATACGTTTCTGGTGGCTATTATGTTGAAGATTACAAGGATTTAACCATTCGATTAGAGAATGGAAATAATTTCTTCTACTGGTTTAGTGGTAAAACAGTATTTGATATTCCAGAGGGAATTTATAAAGATGTTCCGATTGAAGGTGTTGATTGGACTGGTGCAGTTGGTGGCAGTTCTATGAACGTTTCGGACCTTGTTTTTGTAAATGTTGGAAACCTAGAAACAAAAGGTGCATGGTTACAAGATACAACTTTTGTAACTGTTACTGGCGCAATGAGTGCCACAATGATTGATGGTAAAACATTCAAGTTTCCATACCCTTTCTTTGGAACATCTGCATTTGGTGGCGAATGGAGTGGACCCGGTTTAAATGATACTCTTCCTCCTGATAAACGCTTCTTCCCTTCCGAAGAAGACTTTACAGAAACAGAAAGTAATATCAATAAAACCTATTGGAACTCATTCTCCTCAATTTCCACTGTTCATAGCATTTATCTTCAAGAGACAACTCTTGGAAAAAATGGTTTCCCAAGCAACAATTACACCAATGCTGATAAAGTTTATGTGAGTCTCGAATCAAATAATAAACAAATTTATTCAGGTGATTTACAAGTTGCATGGTTGTACGATTTTCGTCAAACTCAGATTCCTATCACTGTTGGAGAGAACAAAATTTACTTCCCCTTACAACGCTACGAGGATGCCTCAGAACTCTTCTTTACATACGAGGAAGGTGCTTCTATACCCCTATCATCTGTAAGCGTTTCTGACGCATTCTGTGGGGCAATAGCAGGCACTACAGTAGAAGAATCAGACTTCATCATTCGTAATACAAATATTTGTAATAATGAGATTGAAGGGGCATGGTTAAAAGCTGTTCCTTTAAAATATTATTCCCGTTCTGAACAAGACCTTTGCGGTTGCAAACCAAATCAGACCACTTACTTTACTGATTGGGAATTTTTAAGCGGTGGTGCTCAAGTTGGTTTGTCATTTAAAGTTGATGGAGGTCAAATATCTCGATTTACATGGACAGGTGATTCAGTTGATATAAACAATGTTCGTGGATTCACAGGATTCCAGCATGACAATTCATGTCCTTATAAAAGAGAAGACTTTTCAACGTCCATTGTTGATACAAATTTCTTAAATGACCAAAATCGCGGAGTTTTTGAAAAATGGAAAAAATGTTCTTGCCAAGCAATTCAATATTCTCCGTTTGGACATGACAAAACAGCATTAAACTACTACAACACCACTCCTGACTTTCTTGTTAAAGACACAGGATTCCCAAGTGTGTTTAATCCTAAAACTTGGGTCGGTTCTGATGGTAAAAACTATGAAAAAAGTAAAGATTCTGCAAAGTTCTATCCAAACAATCTAATTGAAAAAGATATTGGATGGGGTAGTGGTGTTTGGAAAGCTCAGACAGGTGAAAACTTTGTTTTAGAAAAGGGTAAATCATACTTCTACTATCGTTCTGATGTTAATAGTTGTGATTTTGAGTCTCCGTTCTTTATAATAAACCAAAAATACAGTGACGGAACCATCGCAATCGAAGATTGTGTTAAAACCTCTTTCTTACCACAATGGTATAAAGCAATCAAGGATGAAAACGGAATTTGGGTGGATGCAGGCGTAATTTCTGACATGACACTTCGTTTTGGAGACTTTTTAACTTACGTTCATCGTGAAAACACAACAGAAACCAAGAGAAGATTCTTATACAACGGAGTTGAAGTAACCTCAACAAGCGGAAATTATGTTACAATCATTGGTGATGATCCAAACATATCATTCATCGAGTTTTCTAATACCCTTCCATCAGTAAACTTCTTGATGAAAATTCCTATTAGTGCAACAAAGAACTATTGGGGTTCTGTTAATCTTTCTGATGATCCTTCAATTACAAATAAAACCCTTGCTGACGGAAGTGAGTTCAAAATTGTTTTTGATTACGTCCAAATCACCCAACCCGAACCTTCACGAATAGTTCTTTCTGACCGAAACGTAATAGAATATAAATTTGGCTTTTGTCAAGATCAGTGTTTTGTTTGGGAAGACACTTTTACCTTCTCTGTTTCCGCTCCTGTGCGAAAATGGAACGAGATAATATTTGACGGATGCGTAGAAAGCGATATATTGTCATATCTCAACCGGGAGATGACAAACTGCTACATTCAAAAAACAAATTGTATATCAGATTGTGATTCATTAAGAACTTGTGGATGTGAACATTTCTGTAATCCTACTAAAACTGGACTTACAGCAACATTCTTAGATTCCTCAATAATCTTTAATACAGAATTAAGTGGAAATCCAGTATTTGTTAATTATTATGCCAGAAACTCTTTTAATGCTAGTGTAACTTTACACGACATCTCAAATGGAGAGAAAGGTCTTCTCGTTCCAATCGTATCAGGTGATTATGTAACTCCAAAAACTCCTTGGCGTGACCTTTTAAATCAAAATGGTTCTAACTTTGTAGTAGAAGAGAGTGTCAACAATCTTAAAACCAAGAGCGAAATAAATTTCTATCTTCCTAAGAAAGTTGGAATGAATCGTTATGAAACTTTTGACAGCGAAACAACATTTGTTCCTAATAATTCTGGTGTAAATGTTTATAGAAAAGACAATTACTTTGATCCTCCTTATGGAAAACGTCGTAATGCTTCTGAGTATGTTACAGATTATTCATTAGGAAAAAATCAAGGAAGAATAAAGTCAGCAGGCAAACAAACTTTCATCCCATACACAAACGAAAATGAGAAATTTGGAAAAGACTACTATGGTCTTTATCAAACACCATTACAATTTAGTCCTTGGAATTATGAAACAGGCGAATGGGATGGTTCTCAAGTTTATAAAAATTACAGAAATCAACTTAATGTGAATTGCTCTAATGATTGGTATTCTTCACAACTTTCATTAACAGGAGATGTTTGGAATTGGGAAACTGATGTTTATGGAAATAATTATTTCGTAGTAAACTCTGATCCTTTAACATATTCTTCGCCTCCAAGTTCATACAACACTGTTTTTATAAAATATCAAAACAATAAGGTAGAAACCATCACAACTGCCTTGAGTTCTTTGATAACAACCTACAATAATATAAGCGTTTCATTAGCCGATCCTTTATCTTCTTTATAATTTTAAACTATAAATAATACTATGACGTTTGAATTAGAAAGTGTTAATAAAGTATTAGAATTTATCACATATACCATAGGTCTTGGTGGTTTTCTTTATGGTGGTTGGAAAATGATTATAACACCCATAAAGAAAATCTATAAAAAGATTGATTATATAGAGGAAAGCACTAAAAATAACAACAAAATAATACACGAAGAAATTTTTCCAGTGATTCAATCTCTCTCTAAAGAATTTTCTAAGAACAGCGGCAAGTCTATAATGGATCGCATATTAAGAATTGATGATAATACTCGTTTAGCGGAATTGCGTAGCAAACTCATGGCATCAAATTTCTTATCAGCATCTATGGTAGAGTTTGATAAAACTGGTAATTTGGTATGGGCCAATAAGGCATTTATAAATTTTACAGGTCTTGATCTTGACCAGTTAAAAATGAATGGTTGGATTGTTTGTATAAGTGAAGATGACCGTGAGCACGTATGGGGATTATGGAGACACTCCATTGAGAGTAATATTCCATTTGAGTCTGAATTTAACATCAAAAACCAGACTACAAATCTTACCAAGCATGTAAAATGTACAATATTTCCACACAAATCTATTGACTCTTCAATGGAAAATCCTATTTTAGGCTATTATGGAACTATTGTAGAAATAAATTCCTAGCAGTTCCACTTACGAAGTGATTTATTAATACGGCTGTTTGGATCGCGTGCAGTTTTGGCAGAAGTTAATTTCTTCTTCATGCCTTTCATACGAGAACAGAATGATTTTCTGCGTTTTGCTGCTTTGCTGCCTTTCTTGAGTTTAGAAGGCTTTGTAGTAACTGCTGTTTTAAGCTTAGAACCGGGGTGTTGTCTTCTATAAGACGCTACGCCTTTTGCATTCAAACCACCAGAAGGATTTTTACCTTCTTTTCTCTGCCATGCAGGAGATTTCTTTTCGGTTAAAATGCTTTCTACAAAAGTATCAAAATTTTCAGTCATAAAATTACTTACCCTGAATATTTTCTTTCTGTGTCATAGCTTTTTTCTTCATTCTTTTCATGTATGCGAGTTTAGCTAAACGACATTCTTCGTAACGTGCTGTTCCAACGCGAGGATTTGTTTTACACTTTTTAAGAGAAAGTGGTTCTCCTCTTCTTAGGTAATAAATTCTTTTAAAACCCGAAGTATAAGGGTTTGGAGCACACTTTGAGAAAATATAACGAGGATTGTCTGAAAGTTCAGGAAGAGTTGATGCTTTACAACGCTTGTAACGTTCTAATAGTAGGCTCTCTACAAATAAATCAAATTTTTCAGTCATATAGGTATTTATCAATAATTTTAGATTAATCTATACTTGTGTAAACTGGACGATAATTATAGAAAATAGCTATATCTTTCGCCGTTTTATCTGCTTTAGGTTTTGGGGGAACTATTATATATTTACCTTGTTCATAATCGTAATAGTTATTATCAATTAACATTTCATCTCCCATGAATACAGTTCTTAGAAATCCTTTTCTTATTAAGAAATCTTTAATATTACCCTTATCTTTTTCATGCACATCTTTTAGACGAGTTTCAAAAAAATTTATTATATTACGTGCTTCCCCAAAATGGTCCATATTGAAAACAGAATACATCCTGCCTTCTGGACTTATCCAGAAACCATAAGGCCGCGAAATAGGTAATTCTTCAAAAGAATTTATTAATTTTTCTACAAAAATGTCAAAGTTTTTAGTCATATAGTTATTTATAAAGATTTAGTATCTTCGTAATCTCTTCGAAATTGTTGTCTATTATTAACATAAAGTTATATCCTTTTGAAATAGTTGCTTTTTCTTTCTGTAAGTTCTTTTCGTGTCCTTGTTTTTTCAAAATCCAAGATGATTTAGTTTCTAAGATTAAATTAAATTTAGGTATGAAGAAATCGGGATAATAATAATGTTCTTTACTATCGTAGTTGTACTGTATTCGAGGAGGATTAAAAATAATATCAGATTCCATTAAAATATTATTTTCAAAAACATAATCGAGAAAATTAGGTTCATATCCTCTTAGTTTTATAATGGTTCCTGATGGTAAAATATAATCTTTTTTTCTACCTGAACCGGATATACATTTTCTCTGAAAACTTTCTGATTTGTTTCTTTCTTTTAGTAATTCGGTTTTATTTTTTAAAGAACAGCCATTATTTTTTAATAGGGATGAAATTTTAGGAAAAGAACAATTGTATATTTCTCCTATTTCTTGTAAAGTTTTGTTTTTCTCATAATATAAAATTTTTATATTCTCTATTTCTGAGTATAAACATTTATGATTATTCGACTTGTATTGAAAGTTTATCTTTTTAAAAAATTCTGCTAATGCATTTCTAGAGGTTTTAAAATAATGAGCAGTTTTCTGTAAACTATTTGTTTTTTGATAAAACTCTAATATTTTATCTTTATCTCTGATAAGATTCTCTCTATGCTCTTTAGGTTCATATTTTATTATTTTTAAACTATTTATTTTTAAGAATCGTTTAATAATATGTATCGAGCAGTTACACGTTTCTGCAATTTGCTTTCTCGAATATCCATTGTTTATAAGATTTAAAATAAAATCTTTATCTAAAGTACGACTTATACATTTCTTCATAGATATACTTAGTATATACCGATAAAAAAAGCAAGAGGTGCATCAGCCCACGAAGAAGCTCGGAGGGGCTGAGTATCTCATCTGATCGCGGAGTTCTGCGAGAAGTTCTTTAACTTTCTCCTCACCTTTCGCTAATAAATCTTGACCAGTAAGAGTTGCGCCACCATAAAGTGTAACTCCACCGTAAGTGCTACGAATACGTCCAAGAGTAATCATTGCAAGAGCGAGAACATATTCCTTAATAAAATATGAACTCAAGATTTGTTCAACAGGAGGTTCAAGATAAACACCAACAATATAGCATTGAGTTGCCATAGGGTTCATAATGGCATTGTTACAGCATGTTGCAGATGGGCATGTAGAATTTGAAAGATTATTAGCTGCTGCTGGCTCTGGCATAATCTTTAAATATTGTGTTTTTGGATTGAATTGATAAGAAACGTATCGAAGAATCTTTTTAGAGTGTTCAACGAAAGAACGTGCCATGTGGTAAGTTAATAAGTCATAACCTTGCTTACCAAGTACATTCCTATTACCAAGTAAATCGTAACCGAAAGTATTCGCAAGAAGTGCATAGTCGAAGTTGAATAATAAATCTCCGCCACCACCAAAATATCCACCTTGAGATGTGGTGTCAGCATTAAATACTCCTAAAACTTTTCTCTTACGATTAATATAAGTGTCATAGTTGCTGCTTAGTGTAGAAGAAACTGTTCCAATCTCAGTGATTGTTGTGCAGTTTGAGAATGTTACATCAACAGGAACTTTAACAGGAGTGTGACGAACACAATCAGCGTAAGATGAATTGTAATAAGAGAAAGTAAATCCATTATTTTCCCAATTGCAGTTTTGATCGTAAAGAATCTCAACTGGTGGTTTATAATCGTAGAAGAATTGAACTCTTCTTAGAGTCATAGGACCATTTGTGGAAAATGCAGTGTTGCAAAGAGTAAATGTTCCAAGAATTCCATCATTACTGTCTAATGGAATAGAACCGTCAGTTGTGCAAGAAGGAACACCGTATAAGCGAAGGTGTGTTGCACTTGAAAAATCAAGTGATGAGTTGGGCCAAGTTGCGGTAACGCTTGGAGAAATTCCAAATTGTGCAGTTAGTGCAGAGCACGAATTAATTTTAGTAAGATCACAGTTGGGATAAACATAACCTTTACCCATTCCAATGTTAATACATGCTGAAACTTCTGGACCAAAGATTCCGTCTGCTGGATAGAATGCAGAAAGAGGGAAATACTTTACAGGAATTGCCGAAACAGAATCTCCAAGTGCAGACATTGGAACATTTGTAAAACCATATTCCTCAACGTCATAACTCACAGAGGATAATACTGCGGATAGAATTGGATTTGTTAAGAAGTTGAATGTTGTAGATGATAAACTTTGATTAGATGATAATAAATACCATCTTGAATTTAATGGATTAATTGTAACGCAATTTGCACCACAAATTCCAGTTGCATCCCAAGGATTGTCAGGATCAAAATACAAGTAAAAGTTTTGACCACTCAATCCTGAAAAAGGAAGTGCATTCGGATTAAGATAGTTATATCGGGTTGGATAAGAGAAAGGATCAGTTGAAAGAAATGCTGTTGATGTGCCAAGAATATCACAACTTTGATGAGTTGATGTGACTTCTTGTACAACAGTTGTGGTGTAGCAATATTGTTCATTACAACCAACACTTAACAAATCATCAAGTTTTACACCACAATTTCTTTTATAAGAATCTGCGCAAAAAACAAGATATTCTTCTTCACGATTTCCTTCAAATTCTGTAAAGTCCTCAACGGCTTTATCAATGATATGTCCCCACTGTTCATCAGTTATTTCTACGGGTGCAGAAGGCCAACCTAATAAAGATTTGACACGATAAACCAAGTCTGCGTAAGACTCTATTCGGGAATTAAGATAGGTAGAACCAAAACCTTCGGGGGCAACATTACTCATATTTTTTACTTATATTTTTATGCTGTTGGCGGAGGAGTTGGACCCTCTTCACCGCCTGCTGCTTCTGCTCCACCTTCTGCTGATGGACCTCCTTCGGTTCCTGCTGGAAGAGGTGCTCCGAATTCTGGTAATGGTTCTGCCCCACCACCTCCTTCACCACCGCCACCGCCTGATGGACTTGGAAGAGGAGGTGGACCTCCGCCACCGCCCAATCCACCAAGACCGATTTCACCACCTTCACCGCCTGCCATAGCAGTTCCTTGAATTTCTTCAAGAGCTTTTTCACGGAAGTCAGGACCATTTTGTTCGATTTGAGAAAGTTCCCAGCGGAATGCAGCATCCTTACGAAGCATATCCAAGTTTGTTAAAATTTCTTTGTCTGTCCAACCAAGATACATTTTTAATGCAAGAGTATTTGATACGAAATCATTCTGACTCATGTTGTTAAAGTTATCATATTTAATTTGGAATAATTGTTGTTCACGAAGAGCGAAGAATTGGCTTGGTTCAACAAATTTAACATGAATGTCTTCTTCTCTTAAATCGTATTGTTCCCACCATGACAACATATCAGAGTTTATTTCCTCTAAATCTGTCTGTTGTTCTTGTATAATAGATAATTCTTCGTAGAGTCCTTCTAAAGATTTTTCTAAAACATTTCTATTGAAATTTTCCGTCTCAAGTATAACCCCTTCATCAAGTTTACTAATAGACTCTTCAACAACTTTAATTTCATTTTCAAATCTTTCTTTTTGAGAATCTACATTTTCACGAAGAACTTCAAGAGTATCAAAAACTTCTTCTGCTAATAAATCATAGTTGTCCCAGCATTTACTAGTAAATGAGTCTTTGAAAACTTGTGAAACTTGAAAGCTGTTTTGTGGTATATTTCCACCACGAATCATGATTTTATCAATATTCAATTTCTTAGCAGATTCCAAGATTTTCTTGCCTTTTAATTTTAAGTGAACAATAAAGGATTTTTTAAGTGCTGCTGCCCAAAGCTTTTGAATGTTGATAATGTATTCAGCGAATGCAAGTTCTTCTCTTGTAATATTTTCACCATCAGAGAAAGCTGCTTCCGAATTTAAACGTGAAAGAGGAACTTTAAGACTTTGATAAAGTTTCTGAACGAAATAGTTTAAGATTTCAAGGTTATCAGGGCTTGCTTTACCGCCACCAATAGATTTCACATCACTGCCTTTTCCGCCCTCGCGCACAGGGAACCAATAGTTTTCAAGCATACCTTGCGGATCATAAACATTCTCGATACGACCATCTCTGGACATTGTTTTCTTGCTCCAGAATTGGCCCATAAGACGCTTCATATATTGTTCTGCCTTACTAGGTTGCATGTTACCAACATCAACAGTAAAAACAAGGCGTTCTGGCGCACGAACAAGCATGTATATAACAGTTGCATCTTCAATAAGAGATAATTGACGATATGGACGGTGTGCATAATGTAAAACAGGAAGTTTAAACTTTTTACCATCACTCCATTGGTCATTTGCAAAGTAAGTTATTTGCTTATCATTCATGAATAACAATTGATGTTGGTGATTTGTTCCGTATGATGCTTGTGCAGTGAATTTTCCCCACTGGAAAGGATACATGTCAGGCGATTTGGCTCTTAATAAGAAACAGTCAATCAACTCGTTGTCTAAATCATAATAAAGAGGATCACAACGATCTGATGATATTCTGGTAACACCAATAATTCCGAGTTCTGGTTTCTTTATAGAAACAATATTTTCAAAGAAAACTTCACCTTCGATTAACCAGTCACGAATTGTTCTCGAACCTTTTTCATCAAACTTGAATATTTCAAGAAAATGGAAAAATTCTTCTTCGATAAGAGTTTTTACTTCGTCGTTATAATCACCACGAAGATCAAATTTAACATATCGTCCTTTATCGTCTTTTTCAAAGAATTCGTTTACAATTTCTGTTAATGCACGTTCAACTTCTGGATAGTTTGCCATTGAACGATAGTCATCAAGACGACGTTTCTTGTCATCAGATGTAGAATTATACATCAACTGATGATAATACATGTTTGAAATGCGAGAACCACCGTTAATGTATTCTAAGTCATAATCAAATGCGTTTGTAACGGAAAGTCTTTGAACTCTTTTATCCTTTGATATTGAAGAGTTGTCAAATAATTCGTATCTTGTATTTACTTTCTGAAATTCGTCGTCCCCGAATAAGCTTCTGATGTGGGGTAATGATTTTAGTAAACGATCTGTCGGATTCATAAAATTACTTATGCCTTTGAGTGGTTTATTCAAATATTACTTCGTTTAATTGTGTATTTGCGGGTGTAAATGACGAAATATTCGCACGAATGTAGTTTTCTACCAAAGTTCTTAAATCCGAATCATCTGAGAAGTTTTTAATTCGAATGTTAAAGTAATTTGATTTGAAACCTTTGTAACGATTAATGTGGAAAGTGTCTATTTCTTCCAACATTGTTATTTCTGGTGTTTTTATATAAAAAGATATTGGACTCCACTTGTTGTAATGATCGTTTAGGTAAAGATTCAAGATTTGATAATCATTAAGTGCCTTTTTATACATTCGGATTTCATCCACTTCGCCAATGAAGTAACCATTTTTAACAATGGCCTTTTCAACATTTTTTGCACCAAGTTTTCCGCTGATACCACCAACAATAAACGGAGATGAACGATAGCGATGTTCTATTTTATAGTTTTTGGCGAAACTTTGAGAATCAACAATTCTTCCATTTATATAAAACTTAGCAATTGTAGAATCTTGTTCATTTTCTATAGAGAATGCTAAGTGAGTCCAGCCTCTAGCGGAAATTGCAGGAGTGTCCAAACGAAGAAGATGACGATCACTTCCGCAAACTAGTTCTGCACGAACAGAAAATGCTGGGTTTTTAATTGTGATAGGCTCATTTCCAACTCTTTCGTATTTTCTCTTTGAATCAAATCCGGTGAAATCGCCTGTTACATTCAAGTTTATATCTTGACATGAGCGACCAACGAAAAGATCAATTAAATCTATTCTTTTTACAATTTCAGCATCCGAATTTAAAATGATAATTTGTTTTCCTTTATTAAAAACAATCCACAACTGAATAGTTTCTTGGTTGTTAACAAAATTTTTAACAAAGCACATTTCGCCATCGGTATCTGAGAAAGATAGTCTGAGATTTTTCTGAATTAATAGCTTTCCTTTTGGGTCAGTTTTGATAATTTGATTTTGAAATAAAATCCAAATATTATCGTATGAATCAAGTCGGAGTGCTTGTGGTTTATCAGTTAAGTGTAAAACTCTGTCTCCATTAACATAGAGTGTAGGACCAATCATTTTAATTGGTTGATTGAGACTATTGAATGTTAAAAATTCCGCAGAGTCTACAACAACATTATTGTTTAAATCAACTTCAAAAATATCCTGATAAGATGCTATTGAACCACTAGAAATGTATTCACCAAATGAATTTATAGAAGATATAGTTTTTGAAGTGTTGTCTAGGAAATAAAGATTGTTATTAGAGTCGCAATCTATTTTTGTGATAACGGCGTTGTTTGGAAGTTGGACAGTTTTAACTGCTAAGTCGTCATTTTCAATTTTGTATAAATTATTATTGAGACTGTCGTATAACCAACGATTTCCGAATAGATCAGTTTTCACATAATCAATTGCGATTGCACTCAATCCTAAATCTTCTTTTAAATTCTTTTCAAAAACCTTATATCCTTTATAATTTAAAGCATAAAGATTGTTAGAACTTGTAGGAATAGAAATTAAGTTGTTTGTGGTTCCTGTGTTATAGAAAATTCCATATCCACTCTCATTATAAAAGTTACCAAAGAATTGTGAGTCGTTGTTTACAGTCCAATCATCAGTGTATGCCCATAATCCAACAGTTATGTTATTATCAACATAAAGATCGTCTTCTGGTGGAATGTGTGCATGTGTAGAACCATCAAGAACTAATGTATCGGTTGCTAATGGATATGAACCTACAACGTAACCAGAAGCATTATTGGTTTGGGATGCAAACTCTTTGTCCCAATTTTTGAAATAAATTTGTAAATCTCCCGAAAAGCTATTTAAGAATGTTTCGTTTCTCTTTGGACCATAACGCAAATAGGTTAGTTTTTCTTTTTCAGAAAGAATTTTATTTGATGGAAGATCAACAATGTATGAAAAGTTTGATGAGAGTGTGTTCTTTTGTGAAATGAATGCATCTCCTTGAGAAACAGTATTTGGATCATACCATCTCTCTGCCCAAATTTTATTTGAGCTTGGTTCTACAGTTTCCGAAGAAAGCCATAAGCAAAGAAGTGTGCCATTATTAACAGTGTTTACATTTTCAGGTCCATTGTTTGTATAACTACCATATTCATTTTGTTCAAAGAAAATAACATCTGAATTTAAAGGACAATCACCACCAACTGCACCGTTATTAATAAAATCGGCATCATTGATGTAACAACTTGCTACATTGTATGAATTGAACAGTAAAGAATATTTGTCTGGTTCAAGAGTGAAAGGAATTTTATCAGTTTTAAACTGTAAGAACAAAGAATCTGCTATGTCGTAGATTTTTTGATACTCTTTGTAATTGTTTGTTAATGAATATTCCTCATTGTTGATAGATGTTTTTGTTTTAAGAGGAAGAATATTGAATTTTAAATCTTTATCAACTATTCCTAAAAACTGCGTGGTATTATACGCTGTTGTGCTTTGTGAGAAATTATTTTTAACCCAATCATATTTGGTGTTAAACTCATTCATGTTGTAACCACAAGACACACTAGAAAACTGTGTCATTGTGTTAAAGAAACTAGACAAGTTTGTAAAATCTGTTAAGAATAAGAAATAATTTTCAGAAAACCAAGAATTTACAAAATGTTCTGAAAATTGTGGAAACTGTAAATATAAATCATTTTCGTTTATACTAGAAAGAGCAATGTTCATTCCTCTATCAGAATTTAAGAAACTAATTTCTTCTGGTTGATAAACTGATAAAAATGGAGTAAAAACTGATAATGTGGAAAGCGTTATTGCCATTATCTTTATTTATGACGTAGAATATTTAAAACAAATATTATGTTCCGTATGGCGTGCCGTTAATATTACTGATGAGTGCGTTTATTGTAGGAGAACCGTTCAAGATTCCTATATAGATAAATTGACCATTTATTGATCCTGAGTCTCCTGCGGAAGCAGGATTTATATTTAATACAGATATATTAGCCTTACTAGTAGTTAAATTTCCAGCCGCAATATCAGGAGGAATCAAACCTGAACCGTTTCCAGCATCTACATTTAAAGTTCCTGCACACTCTAAGCTTCTTAATGTTATATTTCCTCCTGCACCGCCAAGAACTGCATCTACAACACCTGAGCCATTACCTCCTGCTGCCCCACCATATGAAGATATGTCAAATGTGACGTATAAAAAATCTCCAGATATTCCTCCAGAGTTTCCTCCGCGTCCACCCTTTCCGACATTTATACCGTCGTCGTATCCATTTCCGCCAACTCCTCCATAATTAGAAACAGACGAGATGTAACAGTTACCTTTAATATAAATAATTGATGAATCTCCACCATCTGAACCATCGAGATTATCAATTGTTCCGTTGAAGCCGTCACCTCCAATATTATTTAGATATGTGGCCTTTACATTTATTAATGTAATTGTTCCTGAATCTCCGGCATTGATTGTAGGATCAGAACTATTTGCACCAACAGAATTTATAGTATCAATAGTGGCGGTTTGACATCCTATGTCTTGTAAAGAAACAGTATAAGCCGTAGAAACTGTATTATTAACCTGAATAGTAGAGATGGTGGTCAAATTCTGACCAACGCCCATATAAGAAATCTGAATAGATTCTGATGCAGTTATTCCATCAAAAGTTCCTGCTCCTACATAAAATATTTTTGCACCATCATTAAAAGCAGCTTGCATAGTAAGATATGGTTTATGAATATTTCCTATTTCGCCAGAAACGTCACTTCCGCTTTTATCTACCCATGCCGCAGCACTTAATGTGTTTATACCTGCCCAAATAGCTGATGCAGTATTAACAGTAGAATAAACAGAATTCCATTTAGAGCTATTTCCTGTTGCATCATAAATTATATTATTGGCGCTTATTGTGCCTTGAACTGTTAAACCGCCACTTAATATACTAAATCCTGATAATTCATAGTTTGTTATATTAATTACATCTATATTTGCAGAAGCGGCTCTTATAAAATTAGCCGATAATTCACCATTAACAACAAGATTACCATCAACTGTTCCTCCATTTTCTATTACAGAAGAAGCATTGTTCCAATTTGCAGAAAAAGAACTAACTATAGGATAAATGTTTAAACTTTTTTCAAAATTAACAAAATTTATTCTATTAAAACCGTCTGCGCCAGAAAGACCATTATCTAATCTTAAAAATAATTGACTACCACTTGAGGCATTGGTTGTGGACTGTAATTCTGAGAAATTAACTGATGACATACAGATATTTATAAATCAATTCCTAAAGTTACGGAACTATCTAGTCCTAATTCTGTAACGTCATCATCTAATAATAATCCTACTGCTGGTATGACATAAGCATCTACACCTGTTCTTTTTAAAACACCGCTATAATTTCCTATTTTATAATTTAAAAAATCTTGATTTATATTTGTAAATTGAATGTTTTTATTATAATCGTATTTTGTAATCTCGTAAGAGATAAGTTCACATTTTTCTCCTTTTAAACGGAAAACTAATACGTTAATATAATTGAAAAAACCATCTTGAGTTTGAAAAAGAATGTATAATTTATCATCTAAAATATTACATATTGGAAGATTGTCACTTTTAAAAGTGTAGTTATCAAAACTGTTAAAATTATCAATGTCGCTCTGTTTTGGAAATATATTTTTTACTTCATGTGCGTTTAAATCATAAAGGTAGACAACAGGAATTGTGTTGCCGTTTTGCATAGATCGTGTTCCTATTAAATAAACACTCTTGGTTTGTTTGTTTAAAATTCCTTTAATAAAACAATTTCCGTTTGAATAATAAGGCGTGTCTGTTCCAGTGTCTCCGAAATTTAAAGTAATTCCGTTTTTAATTCTTTGAATACTTTCTTTTTGGTAATCAAATTGAACCTTTTCGATCAAAAGTACGTTGTAATTACTAGAAGAATCCTTTATTTTTAAGTTAAAAATATAAGAATCGTAAAAAACGTCCAAATCTTGAATACCCTGATTTGAGTATTGTTGGGTTAAAATTTGATACAAAGAGTTCATTCTAAATATTTACTTGAGAAAGTATTAACAGAATAAAAATGTTTTTTCTGAGGAAGTACTAGCACTCTGAAAGTCTTGTGATGCACCAATATCATTATAACTTAATGTTCCAGAAAATCCTGCTGATGCAGATTGTAAGAAAGTTCCTCTACCAGCATTCAATGCACTTGTTCCTGCTGAAACGCTTGTATTCAAATCGAAATCACCTGCATCTGCATTTACAAATGGAGATTGGTTAGCAGGCAATGATATAGAATTAGATTCTGTCCAGCTTTGTAAACCGCCTATTGTTCCAGAAGTATTTGTTCCAAACATACAGTTGTAAATTCCTGTATTTCGTGGAACAGTAGACGCACCAGATGCATTTATCCCAAATCCACCATTTCTTGTTAATATGCAGTTTTCTACATAATTTGTTAGAGCGCTTGTAGATGTACTTGAAAAATCTATTCCGTCGCTAGTGTTTTTATCAGCAACACAATTGGATATTCTGGAATTAATACCTGCTGTTGTTATTGCCATTTTAAAACCGATGTTGCCGTTGTTATAAGCTATGCAGCCTAAAAATGTAGGTGAAACACCAGTTGCAATAAATCCGCTTGTATTTGATCCTGCATTATTCCAAGCTATACATCTTATAAAGCCTACACTGGTTGCAGTAGTGGTTGCTAAAAATCCTGAATAGTTTGCAGTGTTGCTTATGTTGCAGTTGTATGCTTCGCATTCGATACAAGTTACGTTAGTTCCGGTTATGAACAAACCTCTTCCTCTTATGTTGTAAAAACCTATTCTTTCCAATGTATGAACGCTTCCACCTACCACAACACCATCACTGGTGCCTGTATCACCATTATTATCAAAAATAAAGTTTTTTATATATGAACCTACACCTGCACCTAATGTTAGCAGAACTATAGATGTTCCTGTTACACCTGATCCACTTATAACGGCTCTTCCTCCATCTCCAGGGATTGAAGAATAACCTTCCATGAGAGTACCAGTTGCGAGAGTTTGGGTCCATGTTATACCAGTTGTTATATTATAAGTTGTATCTTTAAAATTACATCTTGGAAAATCGCCGTTCGTATTTTTTAACGAACTTGTAAAGAATAATGTGGTACCAGTATAAGTGAATGGAAACCCACTTGCACCAGATGGACCTGTCCATGCACCACCTACACGAATATTGACGTTTCCTGTTCCTGCTACTGTTGTTAGTGCTGCACCTACTCTGAAGGTTGTGCTTACTACTATGGTTGTTGCTGTTACGTTAGTAATTCTTGCTACTACTGTAGTGTTTCCTGTTGTTGTATTTAAATAAATACTAGCGAACATACCAATTTGAACAGCAGCAGTAGAAGCACCGCCAACGACTGTATATGTACCTGTTGAAACAAAGTTTCCGTTATCAGCAGAAAATACAGGAGCACCATCTGTGCTCCCAGCATTGAAGTTACTAGCACCTGTTGCGCTAGGATTTACATAAAATTCTGTGTATGCCATTTTATTCTAAAGAAAGTGGTGATCTTACGCACAATTTTTCGATTTTTGTAATATCGTTTTGAATATCACTGTTCAAAGTGTTTAAAACATTTAAAAAATCGTTTAAATCTGTGCTGGTTATGTTGGAAACATAATCTGTTCTTTTTTCATCTATTTCCTCATCAGGAGGTAAGACTACGCTTATATTATTCCATTCATTTTGAAATTTTGAAATGAGAATAGATAAGTCTCTTGCATTTTCAGCAACACTTCTAATTCTTGCAGTAAAATAAACAACGCTTCTATCAGTAATCATATTATGTAAACTTATTTACTCCTAATGTGAGCGTGACTCTAGTGACTGTGCTTGCAGAATCTACATAAAATTCTAAAATATCTCCTGCGTTAACTGTTGTTGTCCATCCAGTTAATGTAGAATCTGTGCTTTTTTGAGAAGATGATAATGTTGGTTTAGCGGCTGCACAAATACTAGTTGTTGTTGGAAATCCTGCGTATGTAGCTTTTTTAACATCAATGACTATGCTTCCAGATTGATCTGAAACAATAGTATTGTTTATAATTGTGCAACTATAAGGAATAGAAATAAATCCTTTTGAACCTGTTGTGATCGCAGAACCACCACCGTCAATTGTTATACCAATACTTGCTCTTACATATGCATTTGCAGAATTTGAGTTTACATTTGTGTAAACGGAATCCCAATTAGCACTAGATGAGTTAACTTTTGTATAAACAGAAGAGTTATTTGCACTTTGCGTACTAAATGCTGTGTATGTATCTTGCCAATTACTTGTTAATGCTCTTACTCCTGTGTCAATTGTTCCGCCACCTGTACCCCATGTCGAAGAATAGGTGTTAACAGTGGTTCTTGTATCATTCCAATCTCCACTAGTGCTTATTAAAGCTGTGTAAGATGCTTGCCAATTACTTGTGAGAGATTTGATGTCTGTTCCTTGATAATTCCATTGCGTTGCAGAATATGTGTTTACCGTATTATAAACACTTTGATAATTTCCTGAATAACTATTTGCCCAAGATGTGAAAACTGGATCAGTTTCAGAAGCATTAGTCCATACTCCAGATGCCGAATTATAAGATAACACTTGTGAGTTTATTGGATTTGTTATTGTTACATCATGAATTTCATTTAAATGATAGCCGTGTTCTGCTCTTACGAAAAATCCTCTATTTGAACCATTTACAGAAATTATTATTACAATAGGCAAATCTTTGTTTGGTGCATTTGGAGGCACTGATGTAAGTTTTCCTCTTTCTATAGCACTTGGATAAAGAATAGTTCCTATAGGCCAAGAACTAACATCTAAACTCTCTTGAACTTCGGATACTTTAACATCACGCACTTTACCAAATGTTGTAACAAAACCAAAATCATTAACATTTATTTGTTCTGTGGCTACACCTAAGAAATATAATTCATCAGGATCGTTAACACCTGCTTTGTATGCTGAGACTGTTATATTACCACTTCCTGTTCCAGAAGCACCTACAGCATAAACCGGAGCACCGTTATAAATTATTTCTCCTGATGAATTCTTAACTTGAACTAGAATTTCCTGACCCATTTGTAATGTAACGTTATTACTAACGCCAAGGTCTAGTGTAGATTCCGCAGAATTCCAAGCCATTTGACCAGCACCAACTGTTACTGCTGTTGCTGTGTTGAATTGAATTGCGTTCACGCTTGAGATATTTGATTGAATATTCAAATCTCCTGTTAACGTGCCTCCGCTTAAAGGAAGATATTCTCCTGATGAAGAATTTCCTCCACTTAAAGACGATAAACTTACTGTATTGCCATCACTAATAGATAATTGTAATGTAATTTCATTGAACGAAAGCGTTTGAGGAGGATCATTTGCCCAATTAGCTGATTCAGTATAAACCTGTGTATAAACTGATGTGTTATTTGCACTCTGCGTTGAAAATTCGGTATAGGTATTTTCCCAATTTGCAGTAAGAATCTTAACATCAGTTCCTTGATAATTCCAAATTGTAGCTGAATTACTTTGAACTGTTGAGTAAACTGATATATTATTTGAACTTTGAAGACTAAAATTTGTGTATGTGACCTGCCAATTACTTGTTAAAGCACGAACACCAGAATCAATAGTACTATCAACAGCCCATTGTGAAGAGTTTGTCTGAACTATAGAATATGTCGAATCCCAATTTGCACTTTTTGAATTAACTTGAGAATAGACATTATTATTATTTGCGCTTTGAGTGCTAAAACCAGTGTAGGTATTTTCCCAATTACTTGTAAGAGCTTTAATATCCGTTCCTTGATAATTCCAATTTCCTGAATTTGTATTAACGGTATTGTATGTATTTTCCCAATTGCTAGTTAATGCCCTAACACCAGTATCAATTGAAGTTTCAATTGCCCATTGTGATGAATTTGTTTGAACTACAGAGTATACGTTGTTCCAATTTGCTGATGATGAGGAAACAACATTATAAGTGTTTTCCCAATTACTTGTCAATGCCTTAATATCTGTTCCTTGATAATTCCAAGTTGTAGCGGAATAAGAGTTTACGGTGTTATAAACAGCGATATTATTTGCACTTTGTTGAGAGAATTTTGTATATGTGTCTTCCCAATTGCTTGTAAGAGCTTTAATATCATTGCCTTGATAGTTCCATTCTGTTGCAGAATAAGAATTTACCGTGTTATAAACAGACAAATTGTTTGCACTCTGAACAGAGAAAGAATTGTATGTATCTTCCCAATCTCCTGTAAGAGCTTTAATGTCGTTACCTTGATAATTCCATTCTGTAGATGAGTATGTTTGAACAGTATTGTAAACAGATGTGTTATCTGCACTCTGAGAGGAAAATTCATTATAAACATCATCCCAAAGTGCAGATTTAGAATTTACAGTGTTGTAATTACTTTTAAACTTTGTTACATCACTACCTTTAAGATTTTCAACAACTTGAAAGTTTTCATCAAAGAAATTTATTGTGCTGTTTCCTACATATAGTGTATTTGCAGAAATACTTGGCGCACTGAGTCCACCAAACATTACATCTCCTGAAAGTTTTACATAACGAGCATCACCTGAAACAAATGTTACTAAGTTTGAACTCACGCTGTTAAATTCAGAATAAACTGAATCCCAATTTGCAGAATGAGTGTTTACAATTGAGTTTACACTCAAAATATTTGCAGATGTGTTATAGACAAAACTGTTAACTGACGAATCTGCACTTCCCCATTCAGAAGAATAGCTATAAACTGTTGTATATGAACTATATAAGTCCGCTGAGTATGTGTTTGCCCAAGTTTCAAATATAGGCTCTCCATAACTGGACATTTCTAACACAACTGCACAAACCGCAGATGTGAAGTTAGTTATATCTGACGCTAAGAATGGTATTTTTTTGATTTCGACTTTTTGGCACTGTAGGGACACAATATTATTTATACTCTACTAAAATAAATAAAGATATGGGTAATTTAAAAATAATATTAGAACTTCTTAATGTTTTAAAAGATGTTTATATAAAAATAGAAAAATATTTAAAAACAAAGAAACGACAAAAAGAAATCATAAATCAAAGAGATTTAGAAAAAGAGGTAGAAAAAAAGGTCGAAAATGGCGCACAAGACGACATTGACGACCTTAATAAAAAACTTCGTTTTTAATTTTTATTCGTAATCTGAAAGCATAAAGATTTTGCTTTTTGCTGGAATACAGTTCTTATAATTATAAGATAAGAACCAATACCATCTTTCAGGTTTTTCTGGATGAACATTGTTTCCCATACCATCAGTTATTAAGAATACAGCTTTTGGATATTTTTTCTTTTCTGCTTTTACGATGCTTTGAATGTGACGTTCAATAATATCAAATGCTGTTCCGCCGCCTCCGTAAACCTTTCCGCTTGATAGTGTGGTTTCTTGAACTCTTGTATCAAAGCAAAAAAGTCTTATATTAAACTTTTTAGGGTCTAAACTGCCTGCTGCATTAAAGAAACGATCTTTTAAACCTATACAAGAACCAGAAGTATCAAGAAAGAAGAAAACGTCTATTTTATTCTTTTCTTTATACTCGTCAAGAACTTTACAGTTTGTAGGTAAGTGAATTTTATCAGAAATAATTTGTGAATAACGAGGATTAACACGTTCCCATCTTTCGGTTTCGTCAATGGTATCCTTTTTCATACTGTTTTCCCATTTCTTAATAACACTTTCCCATTTCTTTTTCTTTTTCTTTTTAATTTCTACTGTGAACCAACTTCCTGTTCCATAAGCTGAACGCGACAAAGATTCTTTTTCTTTTTCTGGAAGTTTACCTATAAATTCAGAGTCGATAGCATCTGTAACCCCGTTTTTTTCTAGAAAATCTTGTAGTTGCTCCTGTTGTTCAGGAGACAATACAACGTGAGAATCCATAGAAAAGAAAGATTTTTCTGAATCAGGGTCTTCCTCTTTTAGTTTATTAAAATAATATTCTGTAGATTCATGTGAATTGACTTTCACTTTTTTGAACACAGTGTTTAGCCAACAACCCTCATCTTTAATTCTAGTGTCAAGCTCTTCACGAACAAATCCAAAAGATTCACAGAGCATTTCATTAATAACAACGTCAGCAGCACGATTCATTCGTTCCATGTCGTTTGTTCCAATATATTCAGAGAAACGACGACCATGTTCTAAAACGATATGGCACATTTCATGACAAACAAGGAAAAGTTTGCTCGGTTCATTTAAACTGTTCCAAAAATCTTCGTTTACCAAGAAACTAAGGGCTTCTCCTTTCTCATCAAAAGATATTGCAGCAGTGGGTAAGTCGTCAAACTTACCTACCACTGGTGCTCCTATATCCCAAAATGAACGGAAGAAATAGTGGTGAGATTGCAGTTTTTGCGCTATTTCTAATTTTTCTTCTGTGTTCATTTTTATAGTTTTAGGAGTTCAACAATATCATTTTTAGAATCTGATAAGGCTAATACACTGCGAATATCTTTTAATTTCTTCAAGAAGCTTTCAGGAACAACTGAACTTTCGGCAATTGTGCCATTGAGATAATTAACGAATTCATTTACTCTGTTTGATGACAATTTATTTGAATTTGCCTTTATAGTTTCGACCATTCTTGTAATTTCTTCCTTTTTCAAGAGGGTTTTTGCTATAACACAAGCAGTTCCAAATAATGATAAAAAGTTTTCATCTGATGCTATCGTTCCTTTTTGCATGGACCTTAAGTTTGAAACCATAAAGTTTACAACAGTGTGTTTATTAGGTACTTTATCCCAACAAATTACAAGATTCGACATACATCTTCTTCTGTCACTTGTAGTCATATTAAATAAATTGCTTTCAGGATTATAACTTTTTGGCATGGTATTATTTGTCCAATTATAATTGTTTCCAGAAAAACTATCAGTGACATTATTTGGTGTTGCTTTTAGTGTTGAGAAGTTTGGAGTGTCAGAAATAAAATTCTTAAGATCATTCTTCTCAGGAACATAATTCTGGTCAATAAGAGCCTTTAAGATTTTGATAGGAGTTGACTTTGGATTGCTCTTGGCAAATTCTACAAAAACATCACGATAGATTTGCTCTTTGAGAAGAGTTTGATAGATTGCAAAGTTTTCAAAGTTCTCATCAGTCTTAATTTCTTCTGCTAATAGTTCCTTTTTCACATACTTCCAATAATTCCACATGCGATGCTCTTTGAGTCTCTTCTTATACTTGAGAACGTTCTTCTCGTCGGAAAGGAAAACTTTCATACCTTCTTCATCAGGATTGCTGAGAAGCTGATTAACGAGTTCTTCTTTTTCGTCAAGTGAGAGTTTCTTTACAAGTTCCTTCACGTTTGCAGAAACAGGAAGCAAGAACTTTACATCAAGACCTTTTTTAAAGCATTCACCAACATAGTCGAGTCTTCTTGGAGAAAGAATCTTAAGAGCGTCTTTGGGTTGTTCTTTCCACCAATCTACAAGAACTTTACCATGATAATCGCCAAACTTTTGACGAAAATACTTGATGTCAGGCTCATTTGGTAGTTCAACAACAATATGAAAACGGTCAAGCTGTGCAGGGTCAAGTTCATCAACATCATAATCTGCTGCGTCTTCTTCCTCTCCTTTTGGAGGGTTAACTGCACCCCAAACCATTTTAAGATTTGGGAATTTACGACCATTGATGCTTTTAAACTGCTGCAATTCTAATAGAGCATTACGAACAACTTTATTTGTTCTGTTCCATTCGTCACAGAAAATTGCCTCAACATCGTCGTCAAGATTTTCAGGAAGAATAAACTCCATTTTTTCTTTGCCGTCACTCATAACCTTTGCTTTTGGAATACCAAGAAGGTGAATCCAAGGGTCAAGAGTTGCGCCAGAGAAGTAAGCATATTTCAAATTATTTCGACGGAAAGTGTCAATAATTTGGTGACTTTTACCAACCCCCTTTTCTCCTATGAGAAGGACGTTGACCTCAGTTTTTACCCATTGATCTAATATTTCTGGATTTAGTTTGCATTTATTGAATTTAACCATAAGATGTAGAGTACTCTACATCACGGAACTCAACTCTGCAAGCGAAATGTTGCATCCAGACATGATTTGTAGGATTGCTTGAATTGCAGCATCTTTATCACACTCACCTTCGACATAATAAGTTTGACGATCATGATGGTCTATGCATAATGGGTCAAAAAAGTCTGCAACAATCAAACCATTTAAATAAGGAAACTGTAAAACTGTCCAAGTGTAGTGATTTGGATCATCTACGGGATAAGGATTTTCAACACGGTTGCAACGATTGGCGTCTTCTGTTAATAAACCATAACCGCAAGTGTTTACAGCAATAATATCAATAAAACCGCTGGAACTTGGGGCAGGAAGTGTAAAAGTTATAGTTGTGTCGTCTTTTGTGAACTGATTTACCGGATATGCACTAAAAACATCCAATGCAGTGAACGGTTGGAATGTTGACATTGGATACATCGTTGGATTTGAACCACTTACGAATACTCCATTTACATCTCCAAAGCTATAGCCTTGTAATTTTATTGTTGGACTCTGACCTTCTACAATATAATAAGGTGATACATAGCGAAGAACAGGTCTTCCAGTAATTGCATAATTCTCTGTTGTTCCTGAGCTTGTATAAGAAACAAGAGTATCATAATTACAATAAAATTTATCAGTAAAAACGTAATCTGTGTTTATAAAACAAATAGGTGCCGAGTTTTCGATATTTGATTTAAAAACATATCCTTTGATTGTAAATGAAGTAGTTGCTGTAATTCGGAATGGAGGGTCTTTTGGTCCTTGGTTTTTACCGGGATATTCATAAGAAACATTTCCGTCCCAAAGTATTTCGGTTCTCAATTCTCTGCCTGATTTTGGCTCTTGCCAAGAAACAATAATATATGGATTTGTATTAACTGCAAAGTTTTGAACAATTTGGTCCATATCCTCTTGAAACTTTGCAAGAATTGTTAGTTGAACCTTTATATTCCAAGGAACAACCTTTAAATTAACGTAAGTTCCGTCTTCATTTCGGTATTTTAAATCTTCAATTTTATTTTTTACACGATCATTGTCTCTTCCCTGACCAGTGATTTCTACAGCCATGATTGGAAGACGAACAGTGTCAGTTGGACCTAATAAATCCGAAACAATGTGACTTTTTGGTGCGTATGTGAATGGAACTTTTACAATTTCTTTGGCGTACTTTTTACCATCAAATCTTTTAATCTTTACACCATCAAATGCCGCAGCAAAATGTGTTAAAAGATTTCGAATTTCGAAATTATAGTTGTATTCGTCCATTATTGATATTTATAAGTCAAACGCAAGAAACTGCGGAGGCACATGTAAGCGGATAGTTCACAAGAGATATTAATCCGCTTGTATATGGTGCGTATGTGGCGGAATCTTCTGTTAAAGAACCATATCCACATGAATTTACAGCAATAATGTCAATAAAACCACTTGAATTTGGGGCAGGAAGAAAGAATGAAAGTTTGTTGGAGGATTTATTAAATTGTTCCACGGGGAACGCATCGAACGAATCTAAACCTGAAAATGGTTGGAAAGTTGAAGCTGGATACATTTCACTATTTGACCCACTTACATATACTCCAATTGTGTCATGGAAACTATATCCTGTCACAGTAATAAATGGAGATGTTCCATCTTTTACATAATAAGGTGCTACAAATCTCATAACAGGTCGTCCAGTTATAGTGTATGATTCTGTAGTGCTTTCTGAGGCGTATGCGGTTAATGATGCATAATTACAGAAAAAGGTGTCTGTAAATGAGTAATCAGTGTTTATTAAACAAATAGGTTTTGGGTTTTCTACAAATGTTTTAAATAGATACCCTTTAATAGTAAAGGAGGTTGTTGCAGTAACACGAAATGGTGGTTCTTTTGGACTATAGTTTGCTGTTGCAGGATATTGAAAAGAAACATCACCGTTCCAAATTATTTCTGTTCGTATTTCTCTTCCTGACTTTGGTTCTTGCCAAGATACTATTGCATAAGGATTGGTGTTTACTGAAAAATTCTGAATAATTTGATCCATGTCCTCTTGATACTTGGTCAAAATTGTTAAGTCAATTTCAATATTCCACGGTATTGCTTGAAGAGCAACGTAGTTTCCATCATTGTTTTTATAAACTATTTTCTCAATTTTATTTTTTATTCTTTCGTTGTCACGACTTTCTGATTTGATTTCCGCTGCCATGACTGGAAGGCGAATTGTGTCAGTAACGCCAATGACATCATATAAAATATGACTTTTTGGAGCATATGTAAAAGGAACTTTTATAACTTCTTTTGCAAATTTCTGCCCATCAAATCTTTTAATCTTCACACCGTCAAATGCGGATACGAAGTGTAAAAGTAGATTTCTTTTTTCAAAATTATAGTTGTAATCCTCCATTAGAACTATTTATGTAAATAATTATATGGCGTATAATGTTCCATTCGTTTTTGATCCTTTAAAGAAAGCTGCAACTTTCAATTCAACCCAAAGTAAGGTAACTGATTTGGGAAATACAGGAATTCCTACAAATGAGAATCCGTATGTGAGTAGATGTGACGATGTAACTTCTAATGTAAAGGATAATTACCGTGGAATGGTTGCCAATTATGCATCTAACTTTGGAATGACTATTTCATATTGGAGTACAGGGTATAGTTTAAATAACCAGAACGAAATTTACGGAGAAGACCCAACCGCTCGTTATCGTGGTCCAAGAAAAATGAAAGCTGTAATTGATTTTCAATCTTATACCACATTTTTAACAAAATTTGGTGTTATGAGCGATCTTGATATTGTGATTTATATTCCAATTCAGAGTTTTCGTGAGGTTTGGGGTGAAGTTATTCCTCTTGCAGGAGATTTATTTCTTATTGACGATTCCGCATGTGATCGTCCATTAGGTCAATCACCAATTGTTTTTGAAATCACTGAAAAGCACGACGCAATCAATCCTGCCGATTTTATGGGTGGTCACTTTGTTTGGAAAATAACTGCAAAACGCTACGACAACTCTTACGAACCCGGTGCTCCACAAGAGAAATTCCTCGGTGGACCCGTGGATTCTGGAGACTATGGAAAAGTCGAAAGTTCCATTGATAATACAATTGTTGTGGAAGATCAATCACCTACAACTGCTGATGAGGAAGCAAAAGAAGATTTTGACACTCCAAATGACTCAGTTTATGGAAAATTCTATTAATTCCTATAAATAAGTGTATGATTATATCCAGAAAACTCATCGTTGAGCAACCAAATTATGATTTGGAATTTTTGTCAGAACAGACTAACCGAGACAACGAGAAAAGAATTTATATCCGTGGTCAATACATAATGATGAATCGCGGCAACAAGAACCGTCGTAAGTATTTGGAGGAAGACATGATTCCTGCGGTTGATACATACATTAAAGAGTATGTTCAACAAAACAGAGGCGGCGGCGAATTAAATCACTCTTCTAGCCCTGATGTTGATCTTGGAAAATTAGCCGATAAGATTGTTCATCTTGAACGTGATAAGCATGATCCTGATTACTACATTGGTAAATCGCTTATTCTTCGAACACCTTCTGGTAAAGTGCTTGAAACCTTAGTCGAAGATGGTGTAAAATTTGGTAAATCAACAAAGTGCCTTGGTCAAATCTCTGAAAGCACTGATGGTTATAATGTTGTAAAAAGTCCAATCGTTCTTCTTGTTGACAACGTATTCGATCCTTCTGTTGCCACAGCATTTGTAAACGGTATCCTTGAAAACAAAGAATATATCATTTCTGATGATGGTCGTGTTGCAGAAAATTATGCAAATTTAGAAAAGAAATTAGCTAAATATCCAAACAAACACAGAGATGCAATCAACGAGTATATTCGTGAGTCTCTTGAAAAATTCCTCAAGGCACTATAATGAAACAAGATTTAGAAACAATTTACGAAAATATGTTAGCTCCATCCATTTTAGGTGTTATTAGACAAGCCTTGCCTCTTTCTCCTGTAAAGGCGATTGAAGGTACACGCGAAGAAGAAGAAAATGAGGAAGAAGATTGCGGCTGCGAAGATGATGTAGCCGAAAGTCATGTAGAAGTTGCAAGAGAAATATTATCAATTGTATCAGATTTAGACGATCTTGCAAAAGAAGCAATGTATAAGAGTTTTCGTAAAAAAATAGAAAGCTGCGCAGATAAAATTCGTGATTTAGCTAATGAGATTATAGAAGACCACGGTTATGATGTATGACAAAAGAATTTGATAAATTATATAAAAGTTTAGTTGATAAATTTGGTGAAAAATCCGCAGAAAAAGGATACGAGACTGAGAAAGAACATCACAAATCTCCCGAAGAAACAGTTCAAATAGCAAAAGACCATTTAAAAGAATTTCCAGATTATTACAAGGAATTACCAAAAATGGAGAAAAAATTAAAACAAAAAAAGAGGCAGAAATAATCTGCCTCTTTTTCTTTATAGATTTTCGCTAATTTTAGCCTCTATCGCGTCCCGACTTATTAAACCCACTTGACGCCAAACTTCATTTCCGTCTTTTGTTAGGATAAGAGTTGGAACAGCACGAATTTGTGAATCAATTAATCTCTGAGGTTCAGTATTATATGTATCCACATCTTCAAACTCAAGCTTATCGCCAAATTTCTTTACAATCTCAGTGAGAATAGGTTTAATGGTTTTGCAAGGTTGGCAAAATTCATGCCCATATTTAGTTAGTTTTAGTGTTTTTTTATTTTCCATAGTAGTTTTTTAATGTATATAGTTTGTTTTTAGGCCATCCTAAAATTCTGGTGGCTGATTTAATATTTTTATAAATTACGCCTTTTATTTTTACTTGTTCGTCATCTATAAATTCTATTTCATTCAACCTGATAAAGTTTTCTCTATTTAATTTAAATTTCTCAGATCGTGTAATATTTCTTTTATTTATTTCTTCTCTGATTCGTTCTTCTGTTTTATATAACTCTTTATATGATACGTTTGTTCTGGTAAGTTTAGTATAATTACTGAGTTTATTTTTAGTTTCGTTTGAATGGTATTTTCCGTAAAAAGGATTATTCTTTCCACACCTTGATATACTATCGGTTTTGTGTTTATTTTTTGATAATATTTGAATGGACCAAATATTCTTAACATAGTTCTCAGAACTTTCTTCGTAGCATTTTGATAATAAATCATGTGCGATAATGTGATCGTCTCTAGAAAGAGACACCACATTATTTTCATCTAATTCTCTCTTTGTAGCTTCTGGATTTATTTTTAATAATACAAACTTAGGAACTATGTGATGTTTTTCTAACTTGGTTTCGGTGTATATTTTATTTGAACATTTTTTGATAAAATCTATATAATGGTGTAGGGCTTGTATTTCACTATATACGGATTGTTCCATACAAGATAACTTAACCTAAAAGCACAAGAAAAGCAAATTTTTAACAAAAAAATGTAAATACGTTTACATATGAACCCCGAAATAAAGTCGAAAGTAGCAAAAATGCTATACAATCTCGGAACTGATAATCGTGCTAAAGCTGATAGTGAGTTAAGAGAAATCATAAAAATGAAGGTAGATAATGCACTATCTAGAGAATTTCAAAAAGTTAAAGCCTCTTTTTCCAAAGAAAATTCCTAATTTATATAAATAACTATTATATGCTAACAGAACTTAAATCAATTTTTGAATCTGTGGATAAGGAAATTCTTTCCGAAGACACTTTAGAGGCAATTTCTTCCCTTGTAGAAGAAAAGGTAAATGCCAAAGTTCAGGAGCGTGTTGATTTGGAAGTTGAGAGTGCTGTAAAGACTCAATACGAAAAATTCAAAGTCGTTTCTGAAAAAGCCGTTGCAGCAATTGATGCTGACCACACAAATAAAATCAAAATGGTTGTAAATGCAATCATGGAAGATTACGACAACAAACTTCTTACCGTACACGAAGGTTATAAGAAAATCATTGCTGAAACAGCAATTAAGCACCGCGACAGTCTTGTTGAAAGCGTTGACGAATTCCTTGATTTATACATCGAGAAGAATCTTCCAAAACAAGAAATCGAAGAAGCTGCAAGAAATCAATATGCTCTTAAGGCAATTGAAGAAGCTCGTAAGATTCTTGGTGTTGACGAGAAGTATATTCAAAACAACATCAGAGAAGCTGTTGTAGAAGGTAAGCAGAAGATGGACTCTCTTCTCAAGGAAAACCAAGAGCTTAAGCGTGCAAAAATGATCGCAGAAAGCAAAAAGGTTCTTGCTGAAAAGACTGCAAATCTTCCTGTTGAAGTAGCACGTTTCGTTCGTGGTCGCCTCGAAGGTAAAACCGCAGAATTCATTAAAGAGAATTTTGAATATGTCATTGATATGTATGGTCGTCAAGAGCAAAAAGCTAAGAAAGCCGCACTTCTCAATGAAAACAAACAATTTATCGTTGATCGGAACAGGGTAGCCGATGAATTCATCAAAGAATCAGAAAATAAGACACAAAAGCAAGTCAATCCGAACAACCCAATGGAAGATTTGTATATGAGTGGCTTAAATTTCAGAAAATAATAAAAAACTAATAAATAAACTATATGCAATCACTAGCTTCAAACTACGTTGACTCGGCTCCCTCTCTCATTTCAAAGGAAAGAGGCAGAGCATTAATTTCAAAGTGGAGTAAAATTCTCGATTTTACTGACAATCAAACTAAACCTATCGAAGGTTATCAAAAGAGACTCGCAACCGCTCTTATGTGCGAAAACCAAGAAACTTGGCTTCGTCAGAACGGTCACATGCCTCGCAGACTCATTCAAGAAACATCTGGCGAAGGACTCGTAGATGGTGGTACAATGAGCAACACTGTATGGGGTGGTGGAGACGGAGTAGCTTCCTATGCTTCTGGTCAATACGGTAACGCTGGTCCCGGCACTGGTGGTAACACTGACTGGTATGCACCCGGCGATGCTCGTCTTCCTAAGACTCTCATTCCTATGATCCGTCGTACATTCCCTGAGCTTATCACTCATGAAATCGTAGGCGTTCAGCCAATGAGCGGTCCTGTAGGTCTTGCATTTGCTCTTCGTTATTTCTATGACCAAGACGCTCTTGCATGTTCTCCTTACAATGACAAAGGATGTAACCCAGGAAATACTTTCCCAAATGGTCCCGGCGTATGGACAGGTGCTAACACCGACGAAGCTGGTTATCAGAAGCTTTACACTGCTCACACAGGTATCACTGCTGCTGGTCTTTCCGGTCTTGGTATCGCTGGTACAGCAACTTCTGGTTCTTGCTTTGACTTCACTCCTCAAGATATGGGTGTTGCACAACTTCTTGCTCACTTCGAAGCAAGCAGCAACATTCCTACAATGTCCCTTAAGATTGAGAAACAAGCTGTTGAAGCTGGTACTCGTCGTCTCGGAACATCTTGGAGCATGGAACTTGAGCAAGACTTGATGAACATGAACGGTATTGACATTGACGCAGAAATGACAAACGCAATGTCCTACGAAATCCAAGCTGAAATTGACCGTGAAATGGTAATCCGTATGATCCAAGTTGCTCTCAACGCTGGTTTCGGTGCTGGTTACTCTGTCTGGAAGCCACAACTTGCAGATGGTCGCTGGTTCGCAGAGCGTGGTGTTGACTTCTATGCAAAAATCGTTGTAGAAGCTAACCGTATCGCAATTCGTAACCGTCGTGGTCCTGCTAACTTTATCATCGCAACTCCAAAGGTTTGCACAATTCTTCAACTCCTTCCTGAGTTCCGCGTATTTGAAATTGCTTCCGCAATTCAAGCTCACCCAAATGGTGTTGCTCGCGTAGGAACACTCGCAGGTCAGTTCAACATCTATCGTGATACCCGCACTGAGGCACAATACCTCGCAGGCGTTCGCGCAGAGCCAGTTGAATATGCTCTCCTTGGTTATAAGGGTTCCGAATTCTGGGACACAGGTATCGTGTATTGCCCATACATCCCTGTTCTTGTTCAGAGAACAATTTCTCCACACACCTTCACACCTAACGTAGGTATGATGACCCGTTACGGAGTAATTGACCACCTCTTCGGTTCTGGTAACTTCTACCACTTGATTATCGCACGCGACCTTAACACTGGTCACTTAACAACCTGCGGTACTCCAGTAAGCGTAACCTCTCCTGATCCAATCAACTACAACTACCTTAGCTAATCGCTAGAGTAGTAGATTTAAAAACCCGCTAGGAAACTAGCGGGTTTTTCTTTTTTAAAATTTAAAATAAAAAATAAAAGATTACTTAGTTTCTTTTATTTCGGTTACTTCAAGTTCTTTCTCCTTCATTTTCATAATCATATCAAACATTTCTTCACGGCTACCGCTCATGATAACATTTGTTTGATTAAGAGTAGTTCCTGCTGGAAGTGCATCAGGTTTATTCTTGTTGATTGTGTGTTCTGCAAGCTTTTCTTTAATATCAATTTCGCGGTTTTTTGTCTGCTCTGTAATCTTATTCTTTTCTTTTTCAGTTAAGATTTTTACTTTGTTTTTAAGTGCTTCGCTTTGCGCTTTTGCTACGTTCGAATAAACTTCTAAATATTCCGCATCTCCTGTTGTTTCAACAAGTCGTTTTGCTTCTTCTAAAACAGACGCATTCATTTTTGTAAGTTCGTCCAAATCTTTTAATGTTTTAGAAAGTTCATCCATTTCATCATACTCTTTCTTTTCAGGTTCTTCTTCTGGTTGAACTTGTGAAATAATATTACTGACTGCTAATGCACTCAAAACGTCGTCATATACATCATTATTGTCGTTATTCATACAGATATTTATAAATAGAAGTATGAACATGCAAAAAATTACCGCTCTTTGTTGTTTGTTATTAACTAGTTGTTGTACTCGACCACACGTTGACGAAACTTTATTTGAAATACCTGTTACACCAAAACTGGCACAATATGATAAGGGTCCGATTCTTAAAAAGGTTGACGCTGACTATTTAGTAACAAAAGAACTAGTTAATAACGCAGTATTATTAACTGATTATCATAAAAGACTTGAGAAGTGGAAGGAGGAAAAGAACATCCGATGAAAGATTTAGAAGACATTTATATGGAAAGCGTTTTTCCAAGAAATTATAACATAAAAGTTGTAAATGAAGATTACAATCATTCTGTTGAAAACGAACTTATAAAATTAAAAACATTTGTTATTAGAATTCATAAAGGATTAACCGTTTTAAAAAGAAAAGGTTTATATGTATCTATAGTTGAAACAATATTAAAAATGTTGAAGAAATCTAGAGAATTCTCAAGAATCAACTTACGTACAGACGTTGAGGATGAAGTTAAAGAATATTTAAGAACTGCAACACCTATACAGATTGTGGCAGATATTAGCCAAGCATTCGCTCAAACTGTTACATGCATACAAGTTTTAAGAAATTTTTACGAAAATGACAACAACGAGAAGATGATTAATACATTAAATGATTTACAATCTTCTTTATTTGACCATGCATTACACCAATTTGATTATATATTAAAAGATATAAAGGCAAAACAAAGATAATAAAAAACCCCGCTCTTTCGAGCGGGGTTTTTCTTTTTCAGCTTATTTTAGATAAGCTCGTTAAAGTCAACACCTGTTCCAGTGATTACAAGGTCAACGAGGATGAACTTGACTGGTCGTGTAGGTTTGATATAAACTGCAACATTAAGAACACCTTGATCAATAGATGCTGCGGTGTTGTTTCTGTCGTCGCAAACAAGAAGGTAATCATAGATACCACCGTTGTCTTTCATGAAGTCAAGAATTGGACGAAGAACATTATTGATTCTTCCTCTTGTTGTAACAGTGTTTGGTTGACCAATGAACTGTAAGAGGTTTGCCTGAATGCTCTTAGCAAGCCAGAGTGCTCCACGACGAACTGAAATTTCTTTCAATGCTGAACTTTCCTTAAGAAGAGTTGTAGAGTTCCAGTTAAGATTTCCTTCTGGGAATCTTACGATTGGGTTTAATCCAATACGAGAGATGAGGTCACGTTCACGTTGGTTAGGATTGATACCTAAGTCGTTTACGTTTGCAAGCAATCCGTTAGAAACTCCGAGAGGACTTGTCCAAGGATATTGTGCAGCTTCATTTCTTGCGTAAAGAGCAGCTTGATATGCGGAAGGACCGAACCATGTGAAACTATCTGCGTTTGAATCAAATGTCTTAATCCAGTTTGCATAAGAAATGCTGTATGAGGAATTAATACCCTGATAAAGGTTACGAAGGTAAGAGTAAATGTTACGACCAAATGTTGCATATTGCTCAGTTGGTTGATTTGTCTTAGGATCAATGTATAATCCTTTCTGACGATTTACTACCTTAAAGTCTTTACCGTTTACAAAGATTTGACGAAGAGGGTCTTGAATGTGAATGTTTGGAACACCACCAGCATACTTTCTTGTGTATCTTGCGAATGTATCGAAGATATTGTAGATTGTTTCCCAATTGTCTTGGAGTGCAGAGTTCATAACAGTACCGTCATATGGGCTGAGTGAATCAGTGTTTACATAGTAGGTATCGTCATAGTTGTAGCAAATATTTGGATCAGTGATGCAAGAATCTGCTGCTACTGCTGCCTTAGTTGCCCAAATTGTTGAAAGACCGTTATCAATTGTAATATCAATAGGGAAGTCAACAGGGTTTTCAACTTGGCGAAGAACTCTTTCAAGTTTTGCAGGAAGATTACCAATATCCTTCTTAAGGCAAAGGTTATATGCAGCATCAGAGCATTCTGGTGTGTAAGAACCTGTTCCATAGAGTTTATCAGCGAAACCTTTAAGTGCAAGTTGAGGATCATAGTCTGTGAACATACCAGCGGTTTTTTCACGGAACATACGAACTGTTTTACGTGGAAGACCTGTTTGTTCATCTACCCAGCAGTTGTTCTGTGAAAGATATGGGTTAACATAAACTTCAAGATATGCACTACCGTTGTTAACTGTTTTCTCAAGGAAGAAGGAACGATCTGGACCACCAAAGTCGTCTGCGACCATACGAGTTGAGTTGAGAGAACCGACAAATTGTTCAAGACGAACTTGGTCAAGTTTATTGATTGTATCAGTGAGACGAGCAGGACGAACTTTGAAGAGAGACATAATCAACGAATCGTTGTATGTTGCATTTCCGAATTCTACACCTACGTTCTGGTGAACAAGTTCAGTGATAGAAGTTACATTTTCATCAAATGTTGAAGAAACCTTGAAGTTGAGTCTTGCGTCTGGAACATCTACCCAAGAACCTGAAACACCGGGGCAAAGCTCGTTGTAATAACCAGCAACACCAGTAATGTCGTCAAAGTTTGTAGCAGGATTTACGTTCAAGTTGTCGTTAAGTGCAAGATAGTAACCGGAGAAGTCATCAAGCTGTGCGCTCTTGATTTTATTAATTACAACGATACCAGCACGAACGTCGTTTCCGATAATGTCAAGGGCAGGATTGCCATTGATTGCGAAACCACACTTCCAATTGAACTGAGCGTTTTGAAGAAGTTGATATTCGGTTGCATTAAGAGACTTGGAGATAGGATCGCCAAGAGCATAGAAGTTACAATCATTAAGTTGTGCATCGCCTAATGGAGTGGAGAAATTATATCTGTACTGTTCAGGAACTTCAAGACCCATTGCTGTGATAGATGCGCAAGTAAGACCTGCTTCTACAGGAACACCGCAGAATTGAATAAGGAAGTCTTGTGTAGCTACGTCTAATGCAGATGTTGTTACAATATATGTAGAACTTGCTGTTGCTAGACCTGTGTTGTATGTATTTGCTACATCAGGACTTGCATAGAAGAATTTAAGAACTGGAGTTCCGTCTGAAATTGTCGCAAAAACATCACCTGTTGAAAGACCTACACCAACAATACTTTCACCAGAAAGGAATCCTTGTGTGATATTAAATGTTGTTGCAGCAGGAGCAGCAGTAAGAACAACTGTAAATAGACTTTCGCCAGCATTTGTTCCAGCAGTTTCATTTACAGTGAGTGATGAAGCAACAAAGGTGTTTATTGTAGAGAAAATTGTATTATCTCCAGAAATTGTAGGTCTTAATTGATAAATTACAAGATCATCTGTAATTGCAGAAGAGTCTCCTACAAATTTCACACTTTGTAAAATTGTGTCATAAGCTGCGGGAGTATTATGAATGTAGACAATATTTGGTGATTCGTCTTGTGATGCAAGAGGGCAGTTAATATTTAAAGAACCGTAACATTGTTCAGTTGCAACATACTGGTCAATAAGCCAAGGATAATCGCTTTGAATTGTTGAAAGCGGTAAGCTTTGGAAGAAAGAACATGCATCAACTTCTGTTGCGGAAAGACCAACAACAGGGAAAACAAGAGCATTGTATGTTTCTGCATAACCGTAACCACCACCAGAACCATAAGGCATACGAGTGAATGTCACGTTTGCATTGCTGGTTGTTAATAGTTGTTTAACAGCGTTATGTGAATATCTTTCTGCTGGTGTTGTTGGAAGACCGAAAATTTCTTCGAACTCACTAAGAGTTGATATTGGAGTAGGTTCATCAGTTGGACCCTGTGGCATGAAGCCGGGAACGAAAACGTTTGTCCCTACAGCGTTAACTGTAACTTGGGACAAATCCCTTTCGTTAATGGAAATGCCGGGGCTTTCTAAGAGTGTATTTAGTTTAGTAGCCATTATAAGATTACTTATAAAATTTTGGAAAAATCTTATTTATACTGTAAATCTTTTAAAGCAATGACATTTTTAATTGAGAAAATTCAAAAGTGAAAGTAGATTCTAATTCTTTTGTATCTCTATATGATGCATTTATAGCACCTAGAGTTGTAACAAATGCACCGAGATAATCCCATTTTGCAGTTGGATGGTCATACTCGTCTAATGCCATTACAGTTATTATAGTTTTGTAATCTGGACCTTTTCCTGTTGCACAAGGTCGTAGTTTATCTTGATCGAAAAATGACGTAGAATCATCGTTTTGAATGTCTAACCATTTATAAAGAATATAGTAATTATCAAATCTATTATCTATTGTAAAATTTATAGTCACAGGTTCATATGATGGTCTGCTCAATCCTGAGAATTTTGATATTTGACCACCATAAGGAACTTCCATTTTATTAACAGAAATTTGCGGAACAACAAATCCCCAAATGCTCATTTGAAGTCTATCTAAGCTTCCTCCGCGACAAACACGATCTTCTTTTTGGAGAAGAGGTTTAAGAATTGGAGGAATATCAATTATTAATAAAAACTTATCCTGTCTTGTTACATTCAACTGACTTTGCTGAGTGGTAAAATACCCTGCTGGGTCATCTTTAGGAACGGGACAAGTAAGATTTGGTGCAACTGGACGAGAATTAGCCATTATGTCTATTTATTAGAGGAATTCCCATGTAGGCTCATACAGCATAGCTGCATATTTCTCAGGTAAATCCATTTTTCTGTTTTCTTCATAATTAAAGAAAACAGAAAACTCTCTTCCTCCTCCAACATCACGAATAGGTTTATTATCCTTTAAAAGATTATGGAAACTTAAGTTTGCTAAATGTTGATTAGGATCAAGAATTACAGAAGGCTTACCAGATTCGTCATATTCTATAATATCTAGGTATTTTTCAGCAATGTCTTTTTCAAGCAACACAAGTGCCCAAACAAGTGCCATAACACGGTCATCATTAAATCCTTTTTTAGCACCCCATGTTTTATTAACTTTACGAATAAAGGTTTCAAATTCTCTTACAGTGTTCATGTCATAAATCTTCACACTTTGTTTAGTTTCAATGAAATACTTCATATTTTGAATACCTGTATATTTGGAGTTTTGGTGACAAAAAATACCAGGACTTTGATAAACACCCCGCTTATCATTCTTCATTGAGAAAGTTACAAGGTTATCGTAGTTATGTACGTTTATGAGTGCATCAATAACTTGACCGCCTTCTTTGTTTCTTTCAATGCAAAGAAAAGGTCTACCCCAAGAACGAGCAATTTGGTTTAATTTTTCTGCAAAATTCCAAGGTTGTATTTTATTGCTTGCATAAATGGCAGTCTGCTCAATATTATCAAGATCGGTAATATCTAATACTGTTGCAACAGTAAAGTCTTGCCCAACACCTTCGGCAACGTCAACACCAATTGTGTATATTCGGTTAACTTCGGGCTGCTTCCAGATAAAATATTCGCCCCCATCAAATGATAGTTCCGCAGGAAGTGCTTCACTTTTCATTCGGTCAATAACAGCTTGGTTAAGAGCCGCAGTTCCGTTTTCTAAGAATTCAATTTCAAATTCCTGACGCCATGCATCCATGTCATAGTTAATAGCAGCTTGTTGCTCTTTGACCCACGCAGAGTCTCTACCGGGAACTTGGGAATAGTGAATTTTTACTGAGCACCAGCCATTTTTTCTTTTCTCTGCATCTCTGAAAATTTCATAAAACTTACCTTCTGCTCCTTTTGGAGTAGAAATTAATACAATCTTCGCAGATTTGGAGGATGAAATTGTAGGCATCACAGATTTGAAGAAGGGGTCTGCAATCTGTGCAGCAATGTGTGCAAACTCGTCAACGAAAAGAAGGTTAACAGATTTACCACGAATACCGCTTTCAGATGTTGTGGAAACGAAGATTTTACTTCCATTTACAAGTTTCAAATTTTCTTTTGTGAACTCGCTTACACCAGCCTTGAGCCAGTTTGGAAGTTCTTCATATGCTAACTTAATACGTTCAAGAATTTCTTTTGCCTGATCTTCTTTGTTCGCAAGAATCGCCACTTGATAGTCTTTTTTGAAAATAACATTCCAAAGACATACAATAGTCATGAGAGTTGATTTACCAATCTGACGACTTGCACAAATAATTGTTCTTTTATTCTTTAAAATATCCAAAATTGCTTCTCTTTGAGCATCAAACAATTTAATAGTTTGTCGTCCTGCATCAAGGTTAACGATATAGAAATAGTTTTCTGCGAAGTATATAATATCCTCCGCACACTTTTTAAATTCAAGTGCCTGCTCTGGTGTATAATCTATTGTGATGTTAACTGGTAGAGATTCGTTATTATTGAGATATTTGTCTACTTTTTTAACTGCCATATATTAAACTTATTCAAAATAACAAAAAAATATAAAAATTAAGTAAATAACATATATGGCAAACGATCTAGTATCAATTTACGAAAGCAATTTCCTCAAACCGCAAAATGTTGTTGAGGAGAAAAAAGAACTACCCGATTTCATTAAAAAGAAAATCGCTGAAAGAAAAGGTGAAAGTTCAGATTCCGAAAAGGATGAAGATGAAGATGAAACTCATGATGAAGCTGTAAAGCGTAAAATGAAGAAAGCTAAAAAATCTAAAAATTCTATGAAAAACAAATCAAAAGAACCTAATCCCGGTGAAATATACGGTGATTCATTTAATCGTTCCGGCAACATTTTTGACCAAATCCTTCGTGAGATGGACGAAATGGGCGGCGGAAACTTCGGTTCATCTTCTATGGACGACAACGTATTCAATGCAGATGAACAAATGGACAGTGGCGAAGAAGAGACATTTACTCTTTCTGAGCTTAGAAGCATGAGTCTTGGCGAACTTGCAAATCTTCTTGCAGGCGGCGATGACGAAGGTGAAGACTATGGTGAAGAACTTGAAGACGGTATTCCAGCCGAATCTTATGGTTTCACTGGTGGCGAAGGTAATTACAAGGGTGACCAAGGTAATTATGATGGCAAGGCTAAGAAACAAGCTCCAACCAGCCACGTAAAAGCAAATGGTGACGCAGACTTTGGCGATCAAGACACAGGTTATGATCCTGATGACACCGAAGGTTCCGAAGGTACTCACATGGGTGACCAAGGTAATTATGATGGCAAGGCTAAGAAACAAGCTCCAACCAGCCACGTAAAAGCAAATGGTGACGCAGACTTTGGCAAAGCAAACACTGGAATCAAAACCAGCAGCGGTAAGAAGCCTAAAAACTACTTCTAATCCAAACTTAAAAGCTTAAATACAAAAAGGTCTAGAGAAATCTAGACCTTTTTGTTTTTTACCATAAATACATTTATGCCTTATTATATTCCTGATCTTGTTTCCAAAACTACATGCATAGGAAATACTCTTTCAACATTTAATACAAGTTTTTCAAATTTGGATACAAAATTATACGAACTTTCAACATATGCGGTTAATAGTGTAAACTTTTTGAGCAGCACAATGATTAGCGTTAGTTCGGTATTAAATAGCCGAATTAACTTCTTGAGTTCTGCAATGATTTCTGT